ACTTAAATATATCCTGTAATCGTCAACAAATTGATCCTCCGGTGTTTGTGAATCCACTGGGAGCCCAGATGTTTTCTCTTTGACTTGGAGATCCTTGTAGTCCTGACGGTATGTAATCGCCATTTCTTCAATTAAGTCCTCTATTTCTACCCCCTCCTGCTCCTGCCACCTAAGTAACCCATCTAAAATAATTTGGGTTTTGGATTTGCCATGTAACAAGGTGTATAGATTAAGGGCTTGATAAAGTTGGTTAGGGACATACGCCCCCACCATTTCTTTTTTTTGTTCTTTTACTTCGGACATAATATTAATAGGATTAAAAAGTTAAATTATTTACTTAGTGCGACGTGGACTACCATCTTCTTCATCGGTATCATCCCAATTATCATCATCCCAATCATCATCGTCGTCCCAATCATCATCGTCGTCCCAATCATCATCGTCAGAGCTGTCATTCCCAGGTCTCCCTGTGTCGCCCTCTTCACCGTCGTCCCAATCATCATCATCCTCATCATCCCAATCATCATCGTCATCCCAATCATCCTCTTCCTCGGACTGTTCCTTAGTTTCCTTTTTAGGACGTCGATCAGTTTGTGGATCCTCATCCTCCTCAATTTCAGTGTCCTCAGCTAAATCCTCTGTATTAATTTCATAAAATATAGCTTCGAGTCTGTCGTAGGACAAAACCTCAAGGCAATCATACAAGTTAGGAACATCTTCAATAATGTCTTCACTATATGGTTTTTTGCGGCTCTTAAAATCAATACGGCTTGCTTGTGGGAAAGAGTTTTCTCCAATTCTCCCCTCATCAAAACGTACTCGAAGTGTTTTACCATTTTCTAAATCTGGAAAGATGCCCATTTGTGGTCTCTCCATAAGCTCTTTAGACAACAAATCCTGAAATAAGAATCCACTCATATCCCAAATATGAAGTTCTTGATCATATTCTTTACTACCTTTTGGGATAATAACGTACAAATTTCGGGAGGACAATCTTATGGACTTTACATCCTCATCATCCTTATCTGCACCTTCATCAAACTTTTTTTGTCTATACTCACAAATTGGGCACGGTCCTTTTTTCATGTAGCGTGGGCAAACTACTCTTTCATTATCCATACCTATATTTCGATGGATAGCAAAGGGTCTGCGGTACCATAAGTCACCTGGTTGGGCCAAGTTTTCATCATCATATCTATCTGGGTGCTCATTATCTGAGACTATGTAAGGAATAACATCCATTTTTTCCTTACTTTTAGGTTCCGCAGTATAAATCGGAATTCCTCCAGGCAATTTTAAGTACCTAGATGAATTCTTACTTTGCTTTTGTCTGCGGGCATTATCACTAACAGATGTGCCAAAATTACTGCTAAATTTTTTCTTTTTACGTTTACTCATTGGTTTCCTCGGTTTTTTTATCGTTAAGGTGTGTACTAAGTGCGTTAAATATTCCCAGTGCTCCCATATAACAGACTAAATAACATAGAAATGGGACAAGTACGAATATAAGAATTACTGCACATACTGAAATTAAAAATGACATCAACATCTACTTGTTTCTTGAAATATTAATTGATTTATTTGTTTCCTTTTGCTGTTCCTTACGGGCCCGTTTTTTTGAAAGGTCACGGGGCATTTTAGGCCCAGCAAAGTATTGTTGCCCGAATAATTGAACCAAATTTTCTAAAGCCTCTTTCTTCATATACATACTCCGCACGGCTGATTTTGCCATATTAACCGCATACTGGGCGTCCTGTTTTTCTTCAGTGGCTTCAATGTAATCATCCTGTTGAATAATCGCCTTTTGTATTGCCCCTTCAGTAGTTTTAGCCGCCTCATATTTTTGAGGATCGGCAACTATTTTTTGATAGAGAGACGCTTCTATAATATCTAATCGTTCTTTTGCTTTATCAAGTCTTCTTTTAGCCTCCGCTTCGTGACGCGTGTATTTCGCCATGAGTTTAGGTTGCTCTAACCATTCAATATCCAGAGCGCTGTCGTCAATGTGAGTGTCTTCTTCGTAATTTAGCTTTTTATTCTTCATAGTTTAACCTTTAATTTTAAGTCGACGCATGAGATTTTCTCTTCGTGATAAGTGTTCATATCGGCATAGACTAATTCAATATCTTCAACCACAGTACTGGTTTTGTTTTCAAAGTTTACTACGTTTCAATCCTTATTTAGATGGATGTGGTTCAGAGAGATTAATGTTTATTTTTGGTTCACGTTATTATACAAAATGGAATTACTTTACATTGAAATTAGTTACGACTTTACAATACAATAGCAGGCGAAAACCAATCCTGGGAAGCCGCTACTGTAAAAGGGCTCAATAAATTCTTCTAACACGGCCCCGGCTCTTGGATTATCACCATTTAATAAAACAGCTCTTGCATAACCAAGCACATGCCTGCGGATAGACTCTTCGTCCTGTTTTTTAAGACCCTTTAAAATTCTACGGACCTTTCCCCAGGGATTATTTTGTACCAACGCGCGACATAATTCGATACTTTGATTTTCAGTTTCCTGAGATTGTTTTGCCGCCTCCATCCTTCTCTCAGGATCTACTCGAAGTACCTGGTCCAGCGTCTGCAGGGCTTGTCGAGGGTGGCCATCACTATCTTTTAAAATTCTAAGCAATACTTTTTTAGAAGGCTTTTCACCTTCTTTTTTACACGTCCCTATGAGGAGCTTTTTCATATCTCCATCATCTAACGGTTGCATTTGAAACCCGCTACATCGGTCCTTCACCGTACCTAATAATTTTTGTGGGTCCGTAGTACACAATGCGAAGTAAACGTGCTCAGGCGTGTCCTCCAGCATCTTAAGGAGGGCGCTTTGGGCGGCGTTAGTAAGTTGGTGGGCCTCATCTAAGATCCACATCCGCCGACTACCTTCCAGAGGCTTATAATGTGCCTGCTGTCTAATATCGCGGACAGCGTCTATGCCTCGGAAATCGGCAGAATCCATTTCCCGCAAGTCCTGACCCTTAATTCCAAGTTCCTTCCCTAAGATGCGGGCTACCGTTGTCTTACCGCAACCTCGTGGGCCATGGAATAAAAAACTATGCGGGCAATCATCAGGCTCTTTTACCATGTTTTGGACAGACTGAATGACCTCCTCATTTCCTAAAATTTCTTTGAACGACTTTGGGCGGTGTTTTAAATATAAACTCATAAATTACTTTCCCTCATTTCATTTTCTTCTCTTATAATTAATGTTTCTGATGTGGCATTTAACGTGCTATTTACGGTATAGACAGAACGACGATACTTAAATTTAGTCAAATAACAATACTGTTTTCCATTATTGCTCACTTTACCTCGTTTAACTACATCTTGGATCAATGTTAGTGCATCCGACATGCTCATCCTGGATCGATTATCAATAATTAATTTTTTCATAGATAATACTGTAATGTAATCCTTTTTAGGGTCCCAACGTAGCATTGTGCCTATCTTATATGTTAAATCCCAATCTATAGGGCCTAAAACATCCATAAGATTTTTTCTGGTGCTTAAATAAGGATACACACGACCGTTTTCTATTAAATTTATAGTCGACAGGCTGACGCCCGATTTTTCAGCAAGCTCTGGCTGTATTAAATTATTTTCTGCACGAGCTTCCCTAAGTCCACGTAGCATAGGGGTTACATTTATTTTTGGTTCACATTATTATACAAAGTAAACCTATTTTTCATCAAACTTATATTCCTCAAGTTCGTTCCAACTTTCATCCACGCCACCCAAGTCCGCATCTATATCCAGTGGTACATTTACCCAGGGCCAATGCTTCCTAATTTTTTTAGTCATTACATATTCCAGTAATCGACATACTTTATCTAATTCTTTTGGATACACGTCTAAAACAATACTGTCATGAACCTGTCCAATTATTCGGGTTTTCATATTCTTTTTTGTCAATATTTTATCAACAGTAATAAAGGACCACAGTAAACAATGGAAAGCTGTTCCTTGTACGGGGTAATTGGTAGCATCATTCTTGCTCATAGGTCCATGACAGCGGAAGCCAGTCAGCATTTCAATGTACCCTTGGTTTTGATATTTTCTCCACCAATCCTTTTTCCACTGATTATATACTTCAAATCGCCTTTCCCAAAAATCCTCCTCAATATCCTGCACATGATTAGTAAATGATTTTAAGGATCTAAAGCCATGGGAAACTAAATGTTCCCCCAGATTTTTTTCATCCCCTATACTAATCCCCTGACCACTTTCCCAACGTTTATTCTCTGGCATCTCTCCCCAGGAACAGGCAAGTGTGGGTGCATTATTGCCATAGTAATCTCCATAAAATTGAGGAAATACAAATCCATTTTTAGCCGCGCTTCGTAGGGTGTCATGTTCAGGTCTTGATCGGTCAAAATCATCTATTTTAAATATTTGTTGAGCCATATCACCGTGCATATCTGAATCTGGATCATTAATATACTTTTTCATTGTGGGGTCATTGTGATAAAATATACTGGCCCTAACTTCCATACCACTGTAATCCACTTCAAGCAACTGATGCCCCCGTCGTGGATATAATGCAGACCGACATATTTTTTGAGCTTCTTTATCCCGCTTAGGAATATTCTGGAAATTTGGGGACGAACTCGAACTACGATATGTGGTGGCAGTATGTAGCTTAAAATGAGGGTGAATAAAGCCATTTATTTGCTCCTTCATAAATCCTTTAAGATACGTGTCTCGAATCTTTTTCAATTTGCGGATTCTAAGGATAGTTTGTATTTCAGGTATGTCCAGCTGTTTCAAGGACTCTTTGTCCGTAGAGCCGAGCCCTGAGGGCGTTAACTTGGGTGGGGTGTGCCCACATACCTCATACAAATATTCCCCCAGTTGAGCGTTAGAATCAATATTTAATTTCTTACGCCCTCGGGAACGTGTCCATTCTTTATAAAATGAGGATTGCTTTAATTCACCTTCCAGATTAGATATTAGTTCTGTAATTTTATTTTGTTCTTGCGTGCAATACTTTCGGTCAATTCGCAATCCTTGCCGTTCCGCACGGGCAAGAGCAAGAGTGCCTTGATGCAATAATTTATAAGCGTCCGCTTGGGTAGATTTTATGTCCATAAAAATTAAACCTTTTTAGATACTGTCGATTCATCAATTGTTAAGATAAGTTTTCCTGAAGCTTTTTCGTTGTGCGCCCAATTTAATATTTCACAAATAGGTACAGTTTTATCAAAAGATTTAGTTTTAATCCACATATCTCCTATCCGGTCATTTCCAGCGGATTTTTCTATAGATGCTATAACTCTTTCGTATTCAGTGTCTTTAAATGTTTTCATAATTGATGATTTAATTTTTCCATTTGTTTTTTAGCCAACCACAGCTCGTATGCTGAATCCAAAGCGTTGTATTTAAGTAGATCCTGGAGCCCCTTTTTTGACTTCATTAATTTTTTAATCCTATTTTTTGCATTATCACCACCAGCGTTACTGGTAGTAGATTTGAGGTAAGGCCCAACGCCTTTCTCGTAACCCATAATGCCAAAATTAAAATATGATTGTATTTTTAATCCAGTCAGTCCTGGTTGGTTATTTAGTACATGCGAGGCTACCATACTATCCCAAGCCCAATTCCTAACCGGCGTTTTGAGTATATTTTTACTCCACTGTTCCTCAAATTTCATATTATGGGCTGCTTTTGGAATTTTAGGATCAGCTAACCAATGTCGCAAAGGCTGTGCTTCTTGTTTTTTACTCGGCATTTTAAATACCCATACCTTGTCATCACAGTACGTCATAGAACATGAAACAATACGGTGTCCTTTGTCATGTGGTTTAAGTCCTGTGGTTTCATAATCAAAAGCAGATAATTGATGTTTGGGCCAATCATTAAGAAAATGTAAATCTTTTTTTACAATTATCTTAGGGTTCTTATACTCAGGTACAGGGTCTGAAATCTTATCCGTTGCCCGTTTCAAATCATCAAGCCATATTTTCATCATATCACGTGGTGAACTCCTATGTAGCAAGTACTTAGGATGGAACGTTGGGCATATCCAGGCGTTTAATTTCTGATCTGGTATTATTTGACCCTGCCATTTGCTCATTCCCAACCCTTTCTGCCAACGATGTCCTATTAAACTTTGAAGACCTATTTTGCCCAAAGTAATGATAACATTAGGCTTGTATTTTTTAAGAGCTGGGCGAACTCGAATAGAACGGCAGTGGTTTATTTCACGAATAGTTGGATTTCTATTTTTAGGGGTGTGGCAGTTGACAGCGTTTAAATTGACACAGTCTTCAAACAAGTCAATTCCAACTCTTTTTAACTGTCTTTTTAATAGTTCCCCTGCTTTACCCTGCCATGGTTTCCCTGCCCTATCTTCAGCTTTACCTGGGGAGCGTCCAAGTATCATAATTCCCTTTTTAAACCTACCATAAGGTTTCATTTTAGCTGAATGACAATTCTTATAAAGCCCACAGGAGGCGCAAGAATGTATTTTACCTTTTGTGGATGATGATGATTCCGTTTCCTTCTTACTAAAAAATCCTTGAGGCATGAGGTCAGTTTTTATTCTGTTTTGCGTTCTCTCGAAACAAATCAATATCAATTCCGACCCCTTCAAGGACAACATCAGGGTCCATGCAGAGTAAAGAATCCCAAGACAATTCAAATTGCCATTCGTATTTAATATTAAATTTTTCACATAAATCAGGAGCCATAATCCCCTTTGCTATTTTTATAACTTCTTCATTAGAGTAACAAGAAGCATCAATTCCTGCTTTTTGCAACATTGACCTGAATATTTTAATCCATTTTTCCTTCATAGTAATAAATTTTTATCAGTTATGATTATTAGTTAGTAAATTAAAAAGTCACCCTTTTTAATATTTCCACCCCTAACTCCATCTGCGTCTTCCTCAAATTCAGTTATCACATCTTCAGGACAACTTATTTCTGTAATTGCTCCATCATATTCATCTAATAATTTCCTTCCCCCCTTACCTTCCTTAATTAGATTTCCTAAGTAATCATATAATTGTTTTATAGTCATAGTAATATGTTTTTATTGATTATTGGTTCATTAAAACTGCAACGTACTGCCAACCATCACCAGTAAATTTAATTTTTTCTTTGCCTAAGGAACATTCACTGGATCGGTTTAAAATATTTTTTAACAGTTGTGGGGATACCCAAAAGGATTCCTCTGGACCTTTATAATCGACTTTAGCCTTTTCCTCAATCCAACTGCCCTTGTCATTTTCTGCTTCTATACGTAGCATGTTATCTTTTAATTTTACGCTCATGGCTTCCTTTTTTATATCCTCCTTTTCAGTAAACACCATAACACGATCCAAAATAGATTGCATTTTTTTAGGAAATGTTACCTTAGATCCATCAACATCAAAATGATCTGAGGTATCTGGATAATCTTCTATCAAAACACGACTGCTAATTACAGTCCCCTCAGGATTCCGAAAGTGCACCCAACCTTCAGTACGGTAAATTTGAATTGGGTTCACTTTGGCTATGTCATTTATATTTTCTGCTGGTATTAACACGCCTGGGTACGGGAATTGTCCATTGGGAAATTGTACCTGCATTATCTGAAAACTATCTGACGCTTCCATATACGTTTCTTTAACATGTACGCAAGTCAAAACACGCCGTGAAAGATCTCGTGACGCGGAATCAGAAATAAATCGTAAATCTGAAATAAACTCCTCTGGTAAATCTTGCCAATCTGTTGTTTTTATATCCCCCTTCTCTTCCAATGGTAATTTAATTTCCTTCTCTAATCTTAGCCCAGCTTTTGAATTTTTAGCTTTGAGTTTTATTTCATTTTCAAAAAGCTTCATTTGTATTTCTTTTTGATCAATTTTATCCAAAAACTGATATAATTCCTCAGCCCGAACAGCTCCTCTAAGCTCCAACCCCTCCACTGGATGTGATATACTGATAGAGTCATTATATGTCACCACACAGTCCTCAAGAAAAGCAAAACTGGTGGATTGTTCTATAAGCTCTGTATTAGCGAGCGCTGGTTTAACTATTTTTAATGCCTTTTGCAGTTCTTTCTTATTTAGTTTCATAGAAATTAATTTTAATTTTATTGATTTTGATAATTATGGACTTTCTCTATAAATTCTTCCCTACCGCGAATATATACATAACTAATAAGGAGTCGCGGGTGGGGCTTCACCTCCTTAGCTACCTCAAGATGTCGTTTTGAAGCGCATACTGAATAGATTCTTGTTTTGTACTTTTCACCAGTTGCCAATGTATGGGTTGCAAGGTCAGCACTCATTAATCCCCATACAGTTAAATTCCATTTTAATCGTTCCTCCCAGGAATTTGCAAGGGTGTCTCCATTGACAGGGGACTCCTCAGCAAGCCCCAAATCCATGGGCGTCATAGAGGGTCCCTCATCCTCTTCGGTCCGCTCTGTGTTTGTTTTTCGTTTTTTCTTGCCTTGTATTTGCCCCTTTATGAACCCAAGTTTCTCAAATAATTCCTCATACCTTATGCGATGACTTTTAGGCCTACCTAAAAATGTATTTAATGAGCCTACGGGATGGTTAGCTTGATTAGAAATAGTTATAAGCACCATATCTGTGTAATCAAATCCACCCTTTGTTTGTGGTTTTGGGAGGAATATTTTACCAAACGCGGCTCCAATGGTTGGAGAATTTGAGTCCACAGAATACCATGGATATCGTGCAAGTAGTTTTTTAGAGGTGACAGCGAAACCATGAATTTTGCATTTCGGTCTGCCTTGAGAATCACAAATAATATCCTCAAAAACTCTATCTAACCAGTGTGTTAGTTGACTTCGGTTGCCGAGAGCCCGGCCAGTGCCAAGTCCTATATAATCATATTCTTCAACCATTTTTCTAAGATGGGATTCATCGTCCTTATATTTTTCTTCCCCACGGTGATATACAGGAATTGGAGATGTACCAGCGTCCTCCATGATCCTTTGGTTTTTCTCTGAAGCCATTGCAGTTTCCCAAGTAGGGCCTGTGTCTTTATTACCAATAACATCCAAACAAGCCTCGACGCCATACGGGCCATTGTCCTTTATAAACTGAATGTATTTTTCTATATCAATAGTCTCGTCTCGAGAAAATGCTGAATAAGCACCAGAGTCGAGGAATACCATATCTGAGGTTATATCCATTATGAATAAATTAATGACATTAGTTCGCTTTTTGCTGAATTTGAAGTCTTAAACTTACCCTCTACTGCGGAAGTTATCATTGTTGAATGCTGTTTTTCGACACCTCGAGCGCACATACAAAAATGCTTTGCTTCAATCACACAGGCGGCCGCCTCAGGGCGTAAATGTTTCATAAGAGCATCAGTTACCTGCATGCCAATGCGTTCTTGGATTTGCAATCGCCGGGCATAAATTTCAACCAAGCGGGCAAGTTTAGAAATTCCAATTACTTGGTCACCAGGAATATACGCTACATGTGCCCTTCCACTAAATGTCTGCCAATGGTGTTCACATGTACTATACATCTCAATATCTTTGAGCAGTACAATTTGATCATAACCATCAGAATCAAACGTGGTTAAAATATCCTTAGGATCTCGTTTGTAGCCTCCTAAAATCTTATCCCAGGACTTTAGCATCCGTGCAGGTGTTTCCTGGAGGCCCGGGCGGTGTGGATCCTCTCCAATATACTCCAGCTGTTTTGTTATCATTTCTTTCATTTCTTCTTTAGTAGTCATTTAAATTGAACTTTACTTGGGTTATAAAGAGTGTTGTATATTTCTTCAGCGTTGTCAGGCAAATCAATATCTGTTCGTGATTTAATTGTTTTCACTACTTGTTTAGCATCGTTGCTTGGGAAGGGAATCATAAAATGACCCATATTATTCCCATTTATTTTGTTATAGGACCTATTCCAATTTAATTTGAGTTGTAAATAAGATCGAGGAATAATACAGGAATCCTCATCGTCCAGCTCGGGCTTAGTTGCCCTTGAGCGCATGACGTCCTCCAGGGGGCGGTCCATAATAAGGAAGGTATCATTGAACCCTCTTCTGATATTTAACCAGTACTCAACAAAAATAGGATTAGCCAGTAAATAGGAAAACTTTACCACATCAAAGTGTTCATGGAGTTTTTGTAGAGGATAAAATGTTTCCCGTTCTATCATATCCCAATATCCATCAAAAGGAAATCTTGGGTCTTGTAAATAATTCCGATAAAAATTACAAATATCTGGGCTTTCAAGACCTCCATTTATTCGAACATCCCAAAAATCAGTGCCTAATTCATATCCACATTCCTTAAAGAAGGAAGCCATAAAAGAGGTCCCACTTCTTTGGGTGCCAGTAATTACTAATAAATTTTTATTCATATAAAATAGGGTCTGAATGGTTTGTTTTTTTAAACGCTTCTAAACGTTCCACGCAAGCGCCACATTGACCACAGCTATTAGCCTGGCTCTTGTAACACGTCCGGGTTAAGTAATAGGGTACGGGAGGGTCTAAATTATAGCCTACGTTCAAAATGTCTGCTTTAGTTTTTTTCGTCCAAGGAGCCGTTACTCCTACTTGCCCATCTGTCGATAGATATATTGTGGTATTTAAGGATCTAATAAATTCTGGCCTACAATCTGGATAAATAAAATGATCTCCTGCATGTACGCCTAAGGCTACCTTATCTGCACCTATATTTTCAGCCACAGAAGCCATGGTTGAGGCGAACAATAGATTCCGTCCTGGAACCACAGTTTGCTTCATTACCTCATCCTCAAAATGCCCTTCTGGGACATCTCTATCGTCTCCAATAAGCGCAGAATCCAAACTTCCTAAGATGGATGATAAATTAAAATCATGGCGATGTATCTTGTCAGAATACCCGTTGAGATTATAGTACTCAATAATTTCAGATGCAGCCCTAATTTCATGGTAATTATGCTTACTGCCATATTTAAAAATACAACAATGAACACTATTACCTTTCCCAAGGAGGGACCCAAGTAATGTACTTGAATCCATGCCCCCAGAAAGGCCTATAACTATTGTATTCATAGTGTCAAACTTAGAATTTTGGGTTACTCTTCTTCATTTTCAGAAGGATTTTCTGCGTCCTCATTTTCACCTTCATCCTCGTCAACTTCTTACTCTGCAATTTCAGGTTTGCCGACTTCTTCTGAAATAGGAGGCAACTTGTTTCCGTTTTTCCAACCTGATTTCCAACTGCTGATTGTATTTTTTGCAATCCGCTCTTCTACATGTTGGTGGAGTGAATCAGTATCCGTCATACCGTCCATCCATGCAATGTAAACCTGAGATTTATTCGATAAGCTGGATTCATTTTTATCATTAGGACGCTCATCTTGAGATTCAGCTACTTGGGGCTCCTCAAAATCAACATCTCCCCCCAATTCATCAACCATAAACTTTGTTTGTCTGGAAAGGTTATCATCTTCAGTAAGGAGTTCTATACCTTTCTTAATCTTGTCCTTTAAGTCCTCCTTGTCTGAATTGGTCGTTTTAATTTTAGGCTCAAGTCCAAGGGTCTGATTGAGTTCCTCAGCTGTTTCCGCAAGTAATGTCCATTCATCTTTTCCTTTTGCTTTTAGGTTTTTCATAGGGTACTTTTTTGATTATTTATTGTTGTGGTTCACATTATTATACAAAGAGACAATTATTTTCATTAAAATTAATATCTTATTTTTTCACCCCAGGTTTCACTTTGATGTACGGGGCGAAATAGGATGAAGAAAGGTCATTAGATATACAGGTTGCATTCACAGATTCTGGGAACTCTTTTTCTTCACCATCCACAATCTTGTGAATTGTTTCCCCTTTATCCCCGCCTCCTTTTATAAAACCGAATGAATTGTGGTGAAATTTATCTCCTTCTTTGAGATCCTCAAATTTAATTTTTTTTGGTGTCATAATTTACATCCTATAAGTTTCTAAAATTTTAACAGCTTCTCCTGATTCAATCAACCATTTTTTAAACTCCTCAGCTTTAGATCTTCTCACCGGATGAGTAATTGTTTTGTCTATTTTGTGAATATATGTGATCCATATAATTGGTTCCTTTTTGTTTGTTTCATTATCCATGATTATTCCATTTTTTATTATTATTCCTCTTCTATTTTTTCAGCTACTTTAGCGTCCTCATATCTAATCATAAGATATATCAAAGTGAATACAATTACTACCACAAATGCCACCAAACTGTGAATAGCGATTATGCTTATCCAATAATTATCATGAAATAACGGCACTATCCAAAATATAGTCACATACAAGGTAAATATTATTCCTATTATCCAATTTCTATAGTACGTTTTTTCTTTCATGATGGGTTGATTTAGAATCCATGATTATTCCTCTTTAAGTTTTGCGTTGTCTAATATTTCGTTAATAACCTCATGAAGAATTGCCTGTATATCGTCTTTCGTGCCATTTGTACGGCAGTCCGACCAGCTTCTATAGCCGTATTCTTGACATATTCGATGCTTAATCTTATTTGCCGTTTGAATGTTAAGTTTTGCATTCATGGTTTTATCCTTTTTTAAACTCAAGCATCGCTTCGATAATCCACTGCGGGACCGTCGTCATGCTATTTTTTTCTTTGACTTCCCATTTAACTTTCACAGGCATCTTTTCGCGGGCGATACTTTCCGCTTCTACAAGGTCCGATAATCTTTGTTCAGTTTTCATCTCTAAAATTTGATTATGTCTTTTCCGGTTAGCTTTTCAAT